TATATTCAGGCGTATCTTTCATGAAACCATCAAATGATTCCACATAAAATTGATTTTTCCTATAATATTCTCTGATTTTTAAAAAAGATTCTTCATTTGGAACTACCAACTTTATACATTTCTCAGCAAAATCTAAAGCAGATATAATTTTTTCATCATAAGACAAATTATCCTCCCAATTTATTGTTTTTATTCCATAAATCATATTTTTTTATCACAGTATATTTTATGATGAAAAAAACTTAGATCTTAAATGGTTAAAAAGTGGTTAACAGAATCATATTTATGAAAAAAATCTATGCAAAGTGAAAAGATTTTTTGGCTCCCCGCGACGGATTCGAACCGCCGACAAAGTGATTAACAGCCACTTGCTCTACCAACTGAGCTATCGGGGAATATGAAAACATGTTCACTTTTTTTATTTGTTGACACAAGAGATTTTTTTAGAATAATTTCAGCAAGAAACTAAGTTGTTATCTATTTGTTATCTACCTTTTTTTGAGAAAGAAAATTTATTTAAAATCAGTTAGTTAGGTGGTATCAATTCAACGTTGCCAAGGTTGGGGTCGAGGGTTCGAATCCCTTCGCCCGCTCCAGTAAAAATACAAGTCACTCCTTATCTTCTTAACCATTTAAGCATCCCAAATTTACCCATGAGATCCCCCAAGATCCCTTTTTATCTTGACAATTTGTTATCTAGTTGTTATCTAGAATCCGAGAATATAAAAATCGGAGAAATTAGAAAATGCCTAAGTTAACAAAACAAGTTATCGATTCCCATGGGAAAAAAGAGAAGCTGTACACTCTATGGGATACCGAAGTGAAAGGATTTGGATGTAGAGTTCAACCGTCAGGAAAAAAGATATATATATATCTTTACCGCACACGTAATGATCCAAAACTGAAATATCTCACAATAGGAGTACATGGTTCTATTACGATAGATACAGCACGCGAAATTGTGAAAGGATGGTCCGCAGATGTGGCCCGAGGGAATGACCCAAAACAATCTTCTAACATTGAAGTGGAAAAGAAAATTGAAAAAGAAGTTACTTTTGAAGAATTTTTTCAAATATTTACAGAAAAACATCGAAATATTGAAAGTAAACAATTAAATTTAAAAACAGAACAATGGAGTATTAACAAATGGATATTACCATTTTTTGGTAAAAAAAAACTTTCTGAAATCTCAAAAAAGGATATATTAGCTTTTAAAGATGTTATGAAAAAGGTCCCAGGAGCTTTCAATAGATGTTTTAATATAGTTCGAGCTGCCTTTAATAAAGCTGAAGAATGGGAGTTTATCCCCAAAACAATTAATCCTTGCAATAAAATTACTAAGTATCCTGAAAAAAAGATGGAAAGATTTCTATCGAATTCTGAGCTACACACCTTAGAATCTATTTTAAATTCAGAAGATATTTTAAAAATATATAATAAAGGATATGGATTTTCCATTTATGCAATTAATGCTCTTAAATTAATAATTTATACAGGATGTCGTAAAAATGAAGTTCTTTCACTTAAGTGGGAAGATGTATATTTGGAAGAGAATTATTTTCATCTTAAAGATAGCAAAGGAGGAGAAAGAATTGTTCCACTAAACAGAATATCTATTGATATCCTATCCAAAACACCCAAGCTTTTAGGTAATCCTTACGTTTTTCCATCGATAACAACCAAAAGCTCTTTTGCAGTAACAAAGAACCATTTATCCCCAAGTGGCCTCAACCGTTTATGGAACACAATTCGGAACGCCATAGACTGCAAGGATGTCCGCATTCACGATTTGCGTCATAGCTTTGCATCCTTCGCCATTAAAAAAGGCATTGATATCTTCCGTGTAGCTAAGCTATTAGGTCATAAGGATATTAAAACTACAATGCGCTATGCACATATTTCAAAAGAGGATATGATTAGCGCATCTAATGTAGTAGGGGAGATATTTGGAAATGGAATATAAAGAAACCATCGAAAATCTAAAAAAAGAAATTGAAGAATACCCACGTTCAAAGTACGAAAAAATTGGGCCACTCGTAATGTCCTTTATCGAAGAAACTTATAAAAACTATGAAATTGAAGAAGCAATTAGGATACTTAGATTTTTTTGGCAATCTTTTGCATTAGAAATAGATCAGCTCGCACTATGTAAAATGAGAGAATTATCAGATGAAAATGATGTAATAAAAGATAAAATGAAAATTTATATTGAAAAAAATGAGGAAGAACTTGAAGCAAGAAGTTATATCTTAAATATACGTTATAATTATTACTATGGGAATGAAGATGGATAAGAATATAGGTAAGAATATAGGTAAGAATATAGAAAAGAGCCTAATGGTTCCTAAGGGTAATTTCGATGATCCTCCTTTTACAAATGGGCCTATTGATGGAATAATGAGAGCAGATGAAAATCATGTTTTTGTTTTTTCAAATGGTAAATGGGAAGAAGTAATGACCACTGAAGATTTCCAACGCACATGCTTTCTTGCTGACCAAAAAAATATGTCACTTAACGAATATATTAAGCATGCATTAGAAGAACATATGAAAAAAACAGGAGGGTGAAGATGGAACTGAATGATACAACTGAGATGGAAACATTTTTTTTTAAAGAAAAAGAAATGAGACCAATATTAGTTAATAAACTATTGCAAAAAAGAGCAGAAGAAGAGTTAGAAATTTTAAAGAAAAAATTATCTAAGGAATACCTAGATATATGTTCAGATCTATGTGATGAAAAATTACCAGATTGGTCCGAAGAAGCAACTAAGTTAATAGTATTGAGAATTCTTAAAATAATTATAGATGCACTTCTTGTTAAAGATCACAAAATAAAAGAAATTAATACTTTTTCAGCAAGAGTTTAAGATAAAAAGAAAGGCATTCCAATGCAACAGACTGAATCACTCTCCTATAGTCAACCACCTTTAGATATTAAGGTAAAAAAAGAAATTTATGCTTACATAGATGATATGTATGAAACATATGAAATTGAAGAAGCAAGTGAAATGCTGAGACGATTTCTTCACTCTGTTACAAAGGAAATCACGCAGCAAATAATTTCACATCTCATGAAGTTACCCAATGGAGAAGAAGCTATTGATAAATTATTTGGGATAACGGCAAAAGAAAATAAAGAAAAAGGAGAATTAGAGGAGGTATTTGACTACGTGTTTGAAGATATAAAAAATCTATTAGAAAAAGGATATGTATGAAATAGGTCAGTTTAATACAAACATACTTACACTAAAATGACGTTTTAAGAAGATAGGGGAATGAAGATGGATAAGAAAAAATATAATCTTAATAAATGTGCCACATATGCAACAACTAATCTGAACTTAATTCTTGCGCGAACAATGTTCTTATCAAGTTATCATATTAGTGATATTTTTCGTGATGATTATGATGAATTATCTCGTAAAAGAAAAGAACACTCAAAAGTATTATTTCCAAATAGTGAAGATGATGTTGAGTTGCAAGAGTCTATTCCTCAGTTTGAACCGCCAACGGAGTCTTAGCTAAGATTTCCTTTTCAAATATAGTTTCCATGGAGCGTTGGTATTGCATCGCTTTCTTGAAGTTATGTTGTTGACGCGCCAGTGCATACTGCACTGCGGCGTCTACATATCTTGGATTAGCAACAATTTTAGATAGAACATAGGGTGTCATAAGAGCACCAGCAGTTTTATAACTTCCTGTGGCTACTGCTGTAGCTGTGCCAATGCTTAAGATACTATCCATTACTTTTCCAATCTTACCAAAATCAGATTGAACAAGAGCTGTGCCACTAGGATTAGCTAATTCTTTGCCAGATTTAACAAAAGCTTGAGATATTTTTGCGAGTCTTTGCATCCCTTCATTAGCTTGTCCTGATAATTCTCTTAATAAAGGATTCAAGTTACTCTTTTTTGTAAATGTGTTTGCCAAATTTGAATAGCTTAAAGTTCCATCTGAATTAGTAACTTGATCTATAACAAGTTGCTGAAACTTAGCCTTCTTAAGACCATTCATGACTTCTTGTTTATGTGGAATGTTACCCAAAATATGAGAAAGTTCCTTAATTTCTTGAGGAGATCCCATGTACTTAATAGCATCTTTTGGCATTTGTCCTTCAAGAACTGAACGTGCTATATCAGTTTTAATTCTATCAGCCCATTCGTTTTTATAATACTTATTCGCTGCACGCCATTTTGTTCCAAATTCTTTATTGGAAGCTCTCATAATATCTTTATCAATGGCAGCAATAATAGGTTTTATAAACCCACGAATGCCTTGAGCTTTATCACCATAATCAATATCATTTAAAAGAGCTGATCTTTGTTTTACGAGCTTTTCAAGAGGAATTGCTCTTGGATTTGTTTTCAACTTCTTTTCAATTTGAGCATAAATTTCAGGCGTTACATCATGTTGCAAGTCTTCAATAGCTTTCATGGCTTCAGAAGGAGTACTCCACTCTTCAAGAAGCTTATTGACTCTTTTATTAACAAATCTCATGGGCTCTGAAGGAGCCGGTACATTAAATTTACTTTTAATAACATCTAGAGCTTCTAGGGTATGCTGTGGGACCACTTTATCTTGTTCAGTTAAGGATTTTGCAGCTTCATCATAAAGTTTTGAGACTTCACTTTTTACAACATCCTGTTCTTCTATAAGTGCTTGTTTGTATCTTTGAGAAGCAACATCTTTTTCAATATACTCAGGATGAATTTTATTGATATTATTTTCAAATGCATCAAACATCCCTTTGTGAGCATTATTCATAACATCTTTATAAGCCTTACTTACAAAGATTGATTTAAATACATTGTTAGCAAAGAAATCTCCCCATCGTGCTCCAAGTTTAATATTAAAGGGAAGTCCCACACCTTCCTTTTTTGCTGCATCAAGCACTATTTTATCTGGTTTTGCTCCAATAGATAAAGCTCTTCCTAATGCAGCTTCAACAATTGGTCTTGCTTGAGTGGCTTCACTGACAGTTGTATCTAATGCCTTAACCATTTTAGTATTTCTTGGTGCCATAGATTTGTTAGCGAGTGCCATTCCAGCTACACTCTTTAAGAGATCATCAATCCCTTGAACACCAGTTACTGGCACATCTTTTAATGTTTCTAGAGCAGTTCCCGCACCTACCGCTTGACCAATGTCTTTTGCAAGATATGGGAAGGCTTTAGTAGCAGCTTGGGTTCCTTTTACGGCTGCTCCTCCAGGGATAGGCAAGAACATTTCGCCGGTTTTTTTACTGATATTAGCAAGTGTATCTTCTGGTGTATTTCCAAACACTTCAACTGGCTGTTGATAATAATCTCTAGCTTGATAGGCCTTTTGAGCTAGATTCTCAGCATCTTGTTCAAATTCAGATGAGAGTTTACCACCCAAATATCCAATACCTTGCGCTGTTCCTCCTGCAAGATTAAGGAGGGGTGCTGCAACCATTTGATTAGCTGATTGAGCTAATCCTTCCGTAAATGCACCTGCTGTGCGTTTAGGTACATTAGCTAATTGATTAAGGTAGGATTCTTCTTGAGGATGCATTAATTCAGCACCCGTTTCTAGCGGCTGCTCTGGTTCTAAAGATTGATTTTGAAGAGGTCTTGTTCTCAAACCTTCAGATGATAATGGTCTTGATCTAATAGGTCGTGTTCGTATTCCTTGAGAGTCTAATGCCATTATTATAGCCTCGTATATCCCATAGATTCTGCTTTTGCCACATCTTCGGGATGAACTTCTTCTGGTTGACCGCTAGAATTTCTCATTTGAATCCATTGTTCATCCCCTGTTATGGGTGCCTGTGTTTGAGGTGCTACCAATGGAGCAGCTTGAGTATGTCCAGGAGAACTACTAAAATAATGAGCAAAATCTTCAGAATCTAATTGGTCTCCTCCTAAAAGTCTTCCATATAAGTCTTCCATTTGTTTCTTCTTTTCATAAACAGGAGATAAAATTTCTTTTGCTCTTTTAATAATAGCTAAGTTAGCTTCTTTAGATAAGCGTGGATCTGGAGTTCCTAAAGATTTAAACTCTACTGTGGACCTCAGTCCCTTACCTGCATATTTAGCGGCTTTTATATCACCTTCTAATACTTCCATTTCAGCTTGCCCTGGTGTACGCAAAGCCTTTGGACGACCTCCTATAATGCTAAAAGCTGCTTCTGCTGCCGGACTATAAAGAGAATCTTCTTTTTGTACCAATTCTTCGGCAGCATCATATGCTGCCATTAAGTCACTAAGTGGCTTAAGTTCTTTAAGATCTTGATTTAATTTGGTATAAAGTTGAGGTGGTATCTTACCTGTTTTCTTCTGTGCTTCTGCTGCATGTTTAATTTGAAAGCCTGCTCTTTTTAAAGCTAATTGTTCCTGATGAAATCCATGCATTTGACCAAGCTTTTCAGATCTATGTTGTTCTGTAGCTTGGTGAGCTCTTCTGGTCTCTCCCAATTGCGCTTCTCTATGAGCTTGAGCAGCTTGATGTTCCATCATCTTTTGTTGCATCATAGCTTGATGTTGCTGTTGCTTTTCATACTGTTCTCCAAGCTGAGAATTTAAAGCAGCAACATTATTTTGCTCTTGCATATAAGCTTGTACGGCTGGATTAAGCGATTGAGTGATACCTGCAAGTCTTCCATTGAATCCAGGACCAAAGCCTCCCTTACTTAAATTAGTAAAGAAGTTCATGATGGCTAAACCTTGCGCACGATTTTTTTCTTCAGCGTTCATTCCAAGAGATTGCTTTGCAGATTGAATAGCTGCATTCGCTCCACTTACAAAAGGAGAATTTCCTTCTTGAGGTGGCATTTGTTGTTGCTCTTGCGGCTGTTGTCCTTGATATTGCTGTTGTTGAGCTTCAATCGTTTGCATATAATTGAGAAGTGCCGGATCCATTATATTCTACCATGACGAGAAGGATGCTTCCCAACTTTAGGGCTATTCGTATTAAACTTTAATCCTTCAACTCCAAAATAAGATTTTGTTTTTGGCTTTTTAGATTTCTTATGACTTACTAAAGAAGATAAGACTGAACCTCCTTCTTTGAACATGCCTGTACGACGAGCACCATAAAGGCTGCCAGCAAGTTCACCCAGTCTTCCTATTGTATTTGTACGGGGAGGACCTGGAGGAGGAGCAGATACATTAAAACTAGAAGACTGAGTTGAATAAGGTTGTCCATGAAGACGACTAGTATGCTCACCTAATCTTTGAGATGGATATTCTTGTTCTCTTAGAAATTCTTGATATGGAATATTTAATGCTTCTTGTGAACGCTCACGTTGAGCTTCACCTGCATGCCCTATTCCAGCAGCAGCCCCAATAGTAGCCCCTTGATGCTGCTGTCCAATATCTGCTGTGGCACGTGCCGTCTGTAAAGCACGCAATTGATCCGCATTAAATAAATTGCCACCAGTTTCATAATTTTGAGAAAGTCCTTGCTGTCTAAGACGAGCTGCTTCTAACGCACGTCCTTGATCTGCATTAAATAAATTGCCTGCAGTGCCATATCCTTCAGAAAGCGCTTGGTGTTGTTGATTTAAAATAGCTTCTTGCATATCGCGTGCAGCTCTTTGAGCTAACTGTGCATGTCGAGAGGAGCCAAATTGACCTAAACTTTCAAACTGTCCGGATAACGCTGGCAACATATTTTCTTGAAAATTTCTATTTCCTAATGTCGCAATCTGGTTAACAACATGTTGTCGATAGGGATCCATATATTGTTGAACATTTTGAGGAAATCTTTGCATAGCAGTTTGTACATCAGCATTTAATTGTGGATTAATATTTCCATAATTTTGGGCTTGTTGAGGGAAGTTTTGACGACTTTGTTGCAAGGATTGATTTGCAAAAGTTGCATAAGGCGAATATTGGTTTTGCAAACCACCTAATATATTTTCTGATTGCGTTATATAAGGATTTACAGGCGCAAGTTGAGGTTGTTGATACCGGCGATAAGGCTCTCTCGCAAGAGCAGAAGATTGCTCCCCAGCAGATCTAAGAAGCACATCTAACCACGGGGGTAAATTTTGAGTGGTACTCGTTGCACCAGGTGGCATTGTATTCTCCCTATCTATGCTTCATTTGCATATATTGTTGTAAGGATTTTGCTTTTGGAGGAAATCCTTTAACACCTTTATGGTTGCGAACATTCTTAACAACATTCTTAAGAAGCTTAGCGCCTACTTTGTTGTCCCCATTGCCAAGGTTAGTAACAGCTGTGCTTGGCATTCTATATTCGCCATCAGATAATTTAGCTAAAATAGAACGAGGTGGATTAACTGAATGAGAATTTAATCCGCGGCGATGTAAAGCTTGCTGCATATGCGCAAGCTTTATAGCACCAGCTTTGTTGTTTCCATTTCCAAGATTGGCTACTGTTGTGGCATCAAAAATAAAATCGCCATCGCTTAAAGGAACTTCCCGTGTATCCGCATGTCCATCATCATTACCTTCAATATAGCCCCCCGCAGCTAAGTTAACAGGACCCCCCCGTCGATATTGCCAAGGATTGACATCTCTAAAAAACTGATGCGCTCCATGAGTGGTGGGACTGTAGCCAGCAGGGAGTGGAACGTATTCTCTCTGATAAGCTCCTATTGGACGAGGTTGATGATAGGATTGCCATTGAGGAGGAAGTTGTTGAGCAAGTTTTGCCAAAGATGTTTGTTTAGGTTGTTTTTCACGTCCCAATACAGTTCCCAGAAGAGCTGTTAATCCGAGCCCCTTATCAATAAGATTACCGCTGCCACCCACGCCTAGTAATGACCCTAATAAACCTCCACCTTGTCCGTTCCCCTGAGGTGCGCCACCGCCTCCTGTTAATGCGTTCAAAGCTGTAGGGAGAAGCCTTTGAACTGCATTACCCCCTCCGCCTCCTGAACCTAAGAATGATCCTAATGCTGAACTTCCGCCACCGCCTAATGTCTTTTGGAAGGCATTTGCAAGAGTATTACTTTTTGCGTTTGTAATATAACCTTTTAAATCAGTAGCTCCCCCCATATTTCCCATTGAGCCAGCGGCACCAGGAGCTCCTTGCGCTCCTCCCAAACCATAAGCTTTAGCTCCTAGATATCCTCCAACACCACCTATGATAGCTCTTTTTCCAATACCTTTTGCACCTTTTTTATTTACGAGCCCAGCTGCAGCACCTCCTAATGCTCCACCCGCAGCAGCACCCGCTGGCCCTCCATATATCCCACCTACAATAGCTCCAGCTATGGGTGCGACATACCCAAACATTTTCTTTTCGTGTTTAATAAATTTCTTTCCACCTAATGGAGTAGTTTTTTGAACAAAATTTTTGATCTTTTTAAACCAACCAAATTGAGGTAATCCCGTCATAGGATTGACATCATATCCATATTTTTTTGCTAAGAAGTCTGCTTCTTCTCTATTAATATGAGCGAGAATACTATCTTCACCTTGACCTTGTTGCTGAATTAATTGAGCAAGTTCACTCAATCCTTGTTGAGGAGATTGCTCTTGTTGAGGAGGCATCATCATATCTTGAGGATGCACTTCTCCTCCCTCAGCATAGCGTGCTTGCATTAAATTAGGCGAACTAAAGGGCGCTTGAGGATATTGCTCAGGCGTCATTATACTGGGGAATAAAGCAGGTAAGGTACTTACAGGCTGAGGATTCATCCGCATGGATGAATCACTATCCATTCCATCAGAAGACATTCGGGTTTCCGGTTGTTCCTGAAAAGGTGAATATTGAGGAAATTGATTAAGCATTTTTTAATTCCTTTACATTCCAGTATTGCTCATGACAAAGTATACTTCATCTGCCCATTCTTTCCAATCATTATAATAACGCGTCCCTGGGGCATTATTATCTATAAAACTATCTTCTTGAATTAAATTATCTCCCCATTCGTGCCATTTAGATTCATCCGTTAGAATAGGAATATTATCATCAGGAAAATCAATAATAAGAGTAAGCGCCCAATTGGTAAGTGTTATAAATTCAGGTATAACCATATAACACCTTTTATGTAGAAGCTCTTGTATCGCCAAGGCCAATATCAAGTAATGTTTGGTTCATTTCGTAAAATCCTCCCACAATATTACTCTCAAATCGAATAGTCATTTCTCGTCCCTGTTCTCTTAGATCAACCTTCATTGTAGTTGGTAAAAAAGAATATGTTTGACTGATAACGACAGGTGAACGCGCATAAGCCCGTGTATTAACAGTAAAGGTAATAGGTCCATTTTGTAGAAGATCCGGCTCTACACTATGTAAATCAACCCATTTATTAACTCCGCTCCAGGAACCTCCAGGGTCAATAGCTACCCATGAAAGATCTCCTGTTTCTATAAATGAATCGATAGGGGTAAGAACACCTCCAATATTTTGATCAATTCCAGATTCATGCTGCCATACCCCGTAAGTTCCTCCAGTTGCCGTGCTATCAGCCCAAATAGGATCAGTGAATGTTTGTTCAAAAAAACCACTACTGCGTGTAATGACCGTATCATACCACGTATTTTCGCGCTTATTAAAGATAACAGCTGCACTGCATTCTGTATTAGTTCCCGATGGAAAGTGCCACCAGATCTCTCCAAATTGCGGCACTTTTGTGGCCCATACTTTTTGACGATAAGGATAATTTAGTCCGGTGGTACCCCCGGGGGGATTGTAAAAGAAAAAGTTCAAATTCATTTGATTGGGAAGCTCTTGAACTACACCATTATAAACAAGCCATCGGTCCGCCCCAGCCCAAAAATAAAGTCCGTCATATTCAACAATCGATTGACTGGAGAGAATGGAATTTTCGTTTGTAATACTATCAAACTTAAATTCAAGACCATTCGCCGTATTAACCGTTGTCACTCGAATCACACTATCCAAGCTCCACAAAAGGCCTGCAGGGGAAGAGTTCCCTCCCCGCGTCGGCATTCCAGCCACAATCTTTGCGGACGCTACACGTGCTGTATTTGCAACTGTCGTAGGATCATTCTCGCTTGAAATATTTACCAAGCCTGCATTTCCAAAAGAAAAAAGACGAGGATGAAAAACAGAAATACCTCCTGAAGCAACTTGTCCAGTTGGAATCAAAGGAGCAGCTGAATTAAGAGGGCCAAAATAAATAGGGGTTTCTACTGTATTACTAATATATTGTAAATTAGGGGCCGCATGAGCTATTAAGACATTCACATTACTAACTGCATCAAACATAACGTCAAAAGACCACATATTGTTTGCATCAGCAATAAATCCTACGGGTGTAATGTCTGTTAAAGGCGTAATTAAATTTCCAAATTCATCAATAGTGAAATATTTCAGACTTTGAAAATCGCCTATATATACATTAAAATAAGGTGTAACAGGAGCTACATACATTCCTCTTGGAATATTAGGAAGGCCCCCTAATAATTGTTTATATCCTCCCATTTTACGGGCAAGACCACGTTGGAAGCGACACCATTGGCCATCAATGTAAAATCGACTAGCAAATTGCGTGCCATCTCTTTTAATTCCAGGTTGAGAAACAATAGGAAAGAGTTTGCGAGCCATTAATCACTATCCCGATTGCTGGCGCGATCAAGCTTACGCATCTCATCTTGATTATTAAGACTTGCAATTCCCCGATCATAATAAGTTGTCCAAACCGGTATAACTTCTTGATTTTTTAGAAAGGGAGTTGCTTCAAGAAGAGCGGCGTATAATAAAACATCAGGCGCATAATTGGTTAACCAATTTGTTTGTTGAGTAACCCCTAGAGGTACCGGAAGCTCAAGATAGGAATATTGAAAGGGATAAGCCTGATCTGGAGTGGGACCTACAAGAAGAAAATTTCGAGAGTAATCTGCATAATATACAGGAGGAGCCAGCAATGTACTGTTTGGCCAATAACTTCTTATATAATCATAGCTTCTAAGATAAAGCTGATTGGAAGTATTATTGCCAGTACCACTTCCATATTGAAAAGAAATATTTCTTCTCCAACGTGCAGGTTTTGCATAAGTAGATTCACCAACAATAAAATTGTCTGTTACATAGACTTCAAATCCAATGTCTTTGCATTCTCGACAAATACGTTGTTCAGCTTGATAGATAAAGTCAGGTACTCTTGCTAGAGTATCTCCATCTGTTCTATCTAAGTAATCCATGACTTCATCAGTTAAGGATGCATATGTCATTGCAGGCATGTCATTCTCTTTTTTTTATTTTTATTGACATGTAAAAAAACTATTTAAATCTATCTAAGTATTAAGATTAATTACTTTTTTCTTTTATTCTGTTTTGCCTGACGGCAAACAGAATACCCAATTGCGGCAGCTTGCTTCACTGGTTTCCCAGCTACCACTTCAGCACGAATGTTCTTGGATAAGTTCTGTTTACTACAGGCTTTATTTCCTTTAACAAGTGGCATTACATTTCACCTAAAACGCCTAAGATTTCAGTAGGCCACATTTTCTCAAGGTCTCTAACTGTTTGAGCGGTCTCTAAATTAATGGTAAGCGGAAGATCCCTGAGAAGTTGTTTCTGGGTTTCAATTTCATCCATTTTTTGTTGGTTTTTATTATCAAAATATTTACAATAATCTTGATCCAATCTTAAAAGCGCTTTGGTTCGCTTAAAACGAAAATGTTGCATATAGAGTTTCTTAGCTTTTTCAAGGTTTACTTCAATGTTACCTTCTTCATCAAAATCTTCAAAAGCACGTTCCCATATCTTATTAGGAACTTTGGACTTGTGAGCCACGACAACATGCATGTCAGGGCGATACATATGTTTTAAATAGGTATCGATTAAAGCCTCATGAGGAGGTACTTGAATGCTTATTGCAGGATGTCTTCCAATTTTACGCTTAATTAAAAATACTTTTTCCATTTTTAGTCTCCTTTAGGGGTTAATGATAAACCAATTAACAGCTGCGGTATCAGCTGCAACGGTTGAATAAATTGTAAAAGATGTAGCCGGAACAATTGATCCTACTACTAATTCACCAATATTTAAGATAGTTGGAGCTCCAGTTCCTGTGGAATGCGTTACAAGAACGATAGTTGACGTGGTTACAGCAGTTGTGCTAATAACGACGCCAGTCGTACCATTTAAAGTTGCTTGACCACACGTAGCCGCACTACCAGTAGTGTTTGCAGTAGTAATCGCTCCTTGATATTGTGAAGTACCACTCGTAAAGAGAGGCTTTCCTAAAAATACTGAAAAAATTCCATCGTTAGCCGCTACGGGAGGAGTAGGTGCAGCTCCCGCATCCATTATATAAAATAAAGGAGTACTTCCATTATCTGTGCCTAATTGAAGCGAATAGGCCGGGGAATTTTCTCCAATGCCTACAAAGCATCCACTTCCAAGAACAAGAGCGTTACTAACATTTACAATGGCATTAGCTCCCAAGGCACATGCATTTGTAAGAGAATCTGCGCCTGCATCAGAAAAAACACCTAAAAAAGTACAATTATCATACGTATCCTGAGCGCCACCAGCGCTAGAGCCAAAGGCGCTATTTCCATCTCCTCCAATTGTACTTCCTGCAAGAGCAGCAGTTCCGAATGCGGAATTGTTATTCCCGTCGACATTAGAAGCTAATGATCCTGATCCGAATGCGCTGTTTGCTGTTCCAATTGTGTTATTTTCAAGGGACCCCGTTCCGTAAGCGTTGTTGTCGGATGCAATCGTATTTACTGCTAAGCAATCTACTCCAATTGCATTATTATCGCCTCCAGTTAAATTTGACTGTAAAGCTAGCGTTCCAATTCCATTATTATTTGATCCACTGCTATTATCTAGTAAAACTAGCGTTCCAAAAGCATTGTTATTGCCGCCATCAATATTCGATGTTAATGCATTTAGTCCGAAAGCATTATTATTTACTCCGATTGTGTTTGAACTTAAGGCGTTTGTTCCAAAAGCATTGTTATTATCGCCGCTTAAATTTGCAAATAAAGTACTTGTTCCAAAAGCGTTATTTGAAGCCCCATCAATATTAGAAAATAAAGCTACATCTCCGAATGCATTATTCGAAGATCCAATCGTATTTTGATTAAGCGCTGCTGATCCGAAAGCGCTGTTAAATTGTCCAGTGAGGTTAGATTGTAATGTATCAAATCCAAATGCGTTATTGTCTGTTCCGTTTGAATTTGATTGTAAAGAATTGCTTCCAATTGAATTGTTATTTGTTCCGGTGTCATTTTGTTGAAGAGCCTGAAATCCGAAAGCGTTATTATCATTTCCGACGGAATTTGCCCCTAATGAATCACTTCCGAAAGCATTATTATTATTGCCATCCGTATTTAATTCTAACGAATTTGATCCGAAAGCATTATTATTGTTGCCGTCCGTATTTAATTTTAATGAATTTGCTCCGAAAGCATTATCATTAATACCATTTATATTTGATGTAAGGGCGGAATCCCCAAATGCTGAATTCCCACTTACATTTACACTTTGAGCTAAAGTATCATTTCCAAATGCGCAATTAGCAATTCCATTGTTATTTGAAGACAACGAATTAAAACCAAAAGCGCAATTCGAAAATCCAGTTGTATTTGCACTTAATGAATTTGATCCAAAAGCGTTATTAGATGATACGTTATTAACTAATAATGAATTGTATCCAAAAGCGCATATATTATTTGATGATGTACTTGAGGATGCAGCATTTGTTCCGAAAGCACTATTAAATGAGCCCGTCGCATTTGCATTTAAAGCACTATAGCCGAATGCACTACATAAAGAGCCGCTAGTATTATTTTGAAGAGCATTTTTTCCGAGGGAGCTATTATTGGTCCCAGTGGATGAGGTTGGCAACGAAGAAGTACCCAATGAAACATTGGTTAATCCATCATCTAATAAATATGATTTCCATAGAGGATCCACGCCATTAGACGTTAGAACTTGATTAGTAGTTCCAACGGGTAATCGAGCGGGGCCAGGGAGGGAAGCATTATAAAATAACATATCCCCTTCCGTTGTCCATGGAAGAGAACCTGCGCCTGTAGCTGTAATGGTAATGCTTCCTGCGCCGTTAGTGACTGTTATCCCTGCTCCGGCAGTCAGACTTGAGGCTACTGGATCAGCTCCTGTTGAACCAACGAGAAGTTGTCCATTTGTTAGGGTAATTGGATTTATAGCGCTGGTACCTTCTCCTACCAGGATACCATGCGCCGTTAATGTTGTTTGGCCAGTTCCTCCTTGAGGAACCGTAATTGGAAAACTTACTCCTCCAGTTGATGCAATTGTAATGCTCCCGGCACCTGGCGTAATGGTTATGCCACTACCAGCAGTTAAAGAAGTTGCTACAGGATCCGCACCCGTAGATCCTATAAGGAGTTGACCATTAGTAAGAACAATGGGATTTAAAGCAGAAGCGCCTTCTCCAACTAAAATACCATGAGGTGTTTGAGAGGCCAATCCTATTGTAATCGTACCTGGCACAATTCCAACAACAAGATTGTTCCCAGCAACTAAATTAGTAGCAATAGGATCAAGACCTGGATCTCCGGTTAAAAATTGACCACTACCAAGTACAATTGAATTAACATTCGAGGTACCTTCTCCTACCAGGATACCATGCGCCGTTAATGTTGTTTGGCCAGTTCCTCCTTGAGGAACCGTAATTGGAAAACTTACTCCTCCAGTTGATGCAATTGTAATGCTCCCGGCACCTGGCGTAATGGTTATGCCAGCGCCTGCTGTCAGACTAGCAGCCACCGGATCGGCGCCTGTCGACCCAACAAGCAATTGACCATTTGACATTACAATTGAATGAAGAGGAGAAGTTCCTTCTCCTATTAAAACTCCATGAGTTGTAAATGTGGTGCTTCCAGTTCCCCCATTACTTATAGAAAGGGGTAAAGGTCCATTTATTGCGTTGTTTAAAGACATTTTTTTCGCCTTAAGTTATTATTATTTTTATTATTCTTAAGTTCTTTTTTTAACTTACATTTATATTTCCAATACTTGAAATAACAGCAAAATTAGTATTGGTAGCAATACAGACAAGTTCAACACAGTCTCCGTGATTGGTAGCTGCTAAAGAACCCCCAGCGCCTGTAGTGGTATTTACATTTCCGAATTGAATCGATTGACCTGCATTTTGTGCTATGGTCCAAAGACCTACATTTCCTGCAATTCTAAATTGCGCTCCAACAGCTGCAGTAGCGGGAAGAGTAAATACAACTGATGCTAAAGGAATGTATCCATTACCACTTACAAAAGTGGTAGGAACCGCAACCACACTCCATTGAATTCCGCTAGCGCCTGTAACAGGGGTCCAAGTTCCACCCTGGTAGATATTGACTGATCCCAGTGTGGTGTCATAAAGAATCATTCCATTCTGGGGATTGATTAAGGCATTTTTCTGGACTGTTGTCATACGAGACAGAAGAAGAGCACCAGTTGTAGAATCCAACTCGACAAGGGCTGACAGGGAAGAAGGAATTAATGAAGCGGTGCTGTCAACAAAAACTGTATTGGTTAAATTTGTTGCACTATCAATATAAAATCCAATACTTACATAATTTGAAAGAGGAGTTCCTCCTGTAATGGAAATAAATCCAGGATCGACAAATGTTAAGATTCCCAGATTTCCAAGATCATTTACATTTACAAGGGGAGCTGCTGAAGGATTAGTAAGAAAAGATGGAATGGGAACAGCCGTAATGGAAACACCACTATCAGCTAAAAGCTTACCAGTCGTATCCGCAAATATAGCAATATCGTTGGCAACAGATACCACAGGGCCACTTACATCCCCACTCCCTGACGCAATATTTACCCATACTCCCCCCGATCTAATCTGAAGAATTCCAGCATCTGTATTAAAGAAAACCATCCCATCGGTTGCAAGAAAAGTAGGAGCATTGCTTTGTGCGGTGGTCATACGTGTAAAAAGAAATGCCGCATCAGTAGCTTGTAGCTCGAGAGCGGCGCTAACAGGTTGTCCTCCTATCATAGTTAAGGTAGGAATAGAATCTGTCGATCCACCTGCGGTATGAACTGTATCCGCAACAAGGACTGAAGTTGTAAATATTGTAGGAGAGAGTAAATTTAAAGCCATTTTTTCTATATCCTAAAAGACAACCCACACAGTTCCATTGAAATATTCCATATGGGCTGATTGAGTATTAAATCGCATAGTACCGGTTACATTTTGTCTTTGAACGAATGTCCCTTGCGGAAGCACCACTCCTCCAGTTCCTGGAAGAACAGGATTGGGCGTACAAACTTGGTTAATAATGGAAGTCAATGAAATCAAAGGAACTCCATCTAATTGGAAAGTACTTCCTCCGCTCCTATCGAAGTTGACTTGATTCGTTGCTATTGAAATGGTGCTATTATTTCCTAAGCCATCTTGAAGAGGTAAAAGGTTAGTTGTGAGACCTTGACCATTGTTCGTTGTGGTAAGAACATCTCCATAGCTGGCGCCGATCACAAGATTGGTTAACTGTGTCATTAATTAAACCCCCAATTAGCTGTTTGAAGTTGTTGGAGACGTTGCGTAGGAATGAGAGCTGGAATCCCATCTTCAGAGCCACTTGAAGAAGCCCATGTATAATAAGTTTGACTTACCCATGTACCTGGCGTGGTAGACCATGTTATAGAATCAAACTGTTGTGGTCGTGGGAGTCTTACTGGAACCGGATCAGGTGGTAAGATTGGTGGTCGCAGTTGTTCGTTGGGGACATCGACATACGGCCGTCCTACAAGAAATCCAGTCCAAATAAGAGCATTCCCACGCCACTCCATTTGTTTCACAAGATCTTTTCTCATGAAGACAAATCCAGTGTAATCACAAATCCCTAAAGCTTCAGGATTTGTTTGATCAATGCTTACGTGCTTTCCTTTAGGACGATGACTCATGAGCGTGTCCATCCATTTAAGAAATCACCATAAATACGAAGTGGCACACGTTCGGAATCTTCTTGTGCGGCCTTATCAAAAGCTTGATCTGCTTCTGGTTTAAGGTGCGCAAGTCTATCTGGCATATATTTCACAGCTAATTTCACAGCTAAACCAGCAATTAAGGCTTCATAAAATCTTTGAGGAATATCAGCCATGTTTGTCATGGCTCCAATGTCTTGAATCAATTCTATGCGCGTATAATAAAGATTATTATAAGGAAGGATTGGAGTGGGCCATAAGTAGATGACGGGATTGATCTGACGATCAACCCAAAAACTTGAAGGACGACCAGTCTGATTCTTTTGTGGTAAAGATATATATTCCGAACGTGAAATCCGTGTAATAGGAACATCATTCAGAGTTGTGTTAAAATAAAGCTCTTGGATATTAAGAGTCGCCCCACCGAGCTCGCGCACACGGAAATATTGACCTAATGTAGGAACTGGCACTACAAACCAAATATTAATTCCAGCATTAAATGTTTGCGCAGGAGGAGTGTAAGCAGTTAACCACGTAATGTTGTCATTTGAATATTCAAATGTAAGGGTATATATGAGTGTAGCATTTGATTGTACTCCGACCATAGCAATTGCGTATTGTAAGCCGTTTCCGTAGTTATAGCTGATGTATCCATCGGGGGCAGTTTGCGTACAAGCAGTGTTAGCATTATTATCAAAAGCATTTTGTGGATTTCCTCCTGCACTTGAAAACGCAATTCCCCCTAAATTGCGTTGAGATGTACGAATAGTTGCTTCCAACACGTCACTTGTTGGATAAGGCAACACATAAGCAGTTTGATTAGGAATTAAATTGAGCATAGACTGTTTAACAGTCCAAAGATTTAATCCATGATTAATCCATTCTGAAAGAAGAAGATTAAGACTTCGTTGAGCAGATTGAACTTGCTCAGCGGTTATAATATCAGGAAGAATGCCACACCGTTCATAAGCATCAATTATAAATTGATCGTTTATTGTCGATCCAAATGTAAATGTTCCTGATGTTGCCATTCACCATTCATCCTTATGAGGCTCTCGAATGTTTATGACGACGCATTTTTCCTAACGTTTCAGCTAAGACTGCTTCTTTACGTAATGTTGGATTTTTCGAATGAGATGCTTTTTCTAATTTTGCTTTTGGAATTTTATGTCCTGGACGCGCATGAAGCTTTTTTCTCAAAGCTCCCGGATGTTCAATCGCTCCTTGTATCCATAATTTCTTTGCACGACTCATTATGTGATTCCTTGTTGTAAGAAAGTAGCAACTAAAGAACCGGTGGCATTTGATGCAGTAATTGAAATTTTTGAATAACGAGCAGTATTATTATAAAAACCAATTTGTGTCGTTGTGGCAGCCGTTAAATTTACAACGGGTGTAAAGACAGTTGGCGTAGGATTTGTTTGAACATCGTCTAAGGTAGTTTGAAATGAATATGTAATAGTTCCAGTGACAATGACTTGAATAGTCATTCCTAAAACAGTTGCATGATAATTGCTATTAAACCAATCGGTTGCTCCAGTTGTTCCTGTGCCGGCACTTACGGCCGTCACAGCGCCATCCACACTAATACTTGTAATAGTATCAAAAACATTTACAGTTTCAACTGTATCTGCGTTAGGACCAGCGATGGTTTCTACAATTGGATGTGAATAACGAGACCCAGTAATAGTAAAGTTAACCCCAGAATTATCACCGGCTGAAGTTAAAGAAACTGTACGTCCAAATCCTTGAAATACGACAAATCCATTAAGCGCTAAATTACCATTAAGAAGAAGATTTCCAGCAGCTCCTGTGTTCTGTGTCAAACTGATGGCTTGTGTATCAGAAAGAGGCCACGTAAAGACTGCTGGAATCGCCATGTTACTCGCTCAATTCTTGAACGATTGGAATTTCTTCAACTTTTGGTTTGAATGTGTTTACAGAATCCTGATAAGCTTGGAAAGCTCCATTGATTGTATGTAATTTTTGTTGAGTTTCTTTACGCTTTTCTCTCAAAGTCTTAATAGACTTATTAACTTCATTTAAAAAGTTATTTTCTTTTTGAAACTCTTCTTGAAGATTTTTTACCTTCATCTCCAAAGTCTGTACTTTGTCTATATTTTCCATTTTATTTCCCCCTTTATCGTTAAACTGGAATAATATTGTAATAAACAGTGACAGTTAAAGTACCATCCCCTGTTGTATATTCAGGACCTACTGAATTTTGAATAACGAGAGCGTTATTTGAAAGAGTCGCCATAGCAACACCTGTGGATTGATTAGCAGCAGTTGTAGAAGCAACTGTACTCGCAGCTTGATCTAAAAGACCGGTCGCAGCAATATCAGTTCCTACCTCCAGATTGTTAATCAATAACTGAAGTTGAGAAGTTCCCGGAACGACATAGGCGGTCGTATTAAAATTATATTCTAGGGTTGCATTAACGATTGAAATAAGGGTACCAGCGCCAGCAGCAGGGATAATAGTTACAGGGGTTGCATGAAGCGCTAAAAGTTGGGCGGATGTGACAACAACGGTGGCTGTTTGAGTACCAATAGAATTCCAACTTAAAATACCAGCAGCATTGCTTGTTAATGCTTGACCGGGGATTGTTGCATCAACTGTAGGAAGAGTCCAAGTGACATTAGCAGCGGGGTTCCCTGCCTGGAATGCTGAATAAAAAGTACTTGCAGCATTATAAAGAGCAATCTTTCCTACATCGCCACCATTTGTTAAAACTTCAACAAAACCAGTCCCTTTAGGCTGAAGATCAAGATTGATGTTTGCATCAGTTCCCTGAGCAGATACACCCACTGGTGCAGTTGTAAGAGATCCATCAAGTTGAACATAGTTAACCGCGCCAGGATTGTTTCCAATTTTTACTTGGCGCGCTCCCCCTGTCGCAAAATCAAGTCTTCCTACGCTACTTTGAAACATTCCTGTGTCAATACTTCCTGTAAAAGTATAGGAAGGAGCGGTAGCGACACCCTGGTCATTTTGAATTGAATTAACAACGGTTATATCGCCAGCATTGCTAACTAAAACAGTGGAATCTTCTAAGACTGTGCCGCTAACGCCGCTCCATCGAACAATAGCCGTATCAGTCGAAGCGCCTGGTCCTGTAATCGTGCCTCCGGCCGCTGCATTCACAATCGCAAATGCTCCGTTTTGGTACATATTGAATTGATTGGTGCTTAAATTGTAAACAATCATCCCATTCGTAGGAATAAATCCAGGATCAGCTAGTTGAGCATTTGTTAGCCGAGACATACAAAATGCAGATACCGTGGATTGCAATTCAATGCCACAAGAGACAGTTGTTGGAACTGTTTCAACGGTTCCTGTGAAAATATCATCACATATTAAAACATTTGTAGTAAAAGTGGTCGGAGCTATGACAGACATTGATTCTCTCTCTCAAATATGTAATAATATGTTACGCTCCTGGTGAACCATAAGCTGCACGAGGGTTTGAGACCCCGAACGAATATCTCTCCACTGCTTTAGCCAAAAGGTTATCTGTACTGAAGTCAGTATAGATATCTGTATCTATCTTTTCTCTGATATAATGCTTGAAACCATCCTGAGCATCTGTAAGGAGAAACCAGGGGTTACTGGTGCCAGAGGGCTGCAAAAATTGGTTGACCCTATAGCCTTCTGGTATAGCAGAAATATTATAGATAGCAGAAATATCGTTATTGGCTGTGTTCGTCCTAAAGGCCGATGCCAAAAGACGTTCCGCAACGAATTGATTCTGAGGACCTACACTGAGCTTCTTTGGCTTTGTCTGAACAATAAGCCCTGCTTGGTTTCTGAACTGTTGAATGGCAATAATAGCAGCTTCTAAAGAAGCTTCATTGAGGTCAGCAGCCACAGCTGGAGTATTAGAAAAAGTTCCACCATCAATGGGATGGGCGGTGCTAAACAAGGGCTGACCATCACCGATAGGAAATGCTGGGTTGAACCCATTGTTTAAAATCGATGCGCCTAATATTTCTTTTGTCTGAGCCATTGAGTCCCTCAATGCCTTCGCCATCATCGGAAATTTGGTCTTATACAGGTTGTCCATAAGGGCCTGACGCGTGATTTGGAAGCCTAAAGCTATGTATTTATGGTTGTAGTTTGTGATAATTCTTTGGCCCATATTATCCATTGCAGTCGGCGAACCTTCAGGACGAATTTCAGCAAGTCCTAAAAATTTCATTTCAACTTCAATTTCAACTGCCTTATCAGATTCGTATACATCGAAAATCTCAGACCATTGACTGGGGTACTGTGGGTAACTCCCAAAAACGGCCGCAAGGCCAGGACGGAGGAGACTTTGAATGGCGGCTATATTAATCATTTTAGTTAACCTTTTCTAATTAAGTGGTTACACACCGAGAGTACCAGTGCCACCCTTGTAGATGTCATTGTTGAGTTGAACGAGGACGTTATTGAAACGCAGACCAGCTATGTTTTGACCCCCTGTATAAGGAGCGGCTCCTATAAGACCAGGTTGATTTGTAAATGCTGGTGTTATCCTGATAATTTTGAGATTGAGAGTAGCTGTCGCAGCTATTGTAGTAACGTCTAAATAAGCGCCTGATTGACCACTTATAGTTGATCCAGCGCCTAGGACAAAATTTGCGTTAAATCCAAGTTGAGCTTGTGTAACTGTAGTTGTATTACCTATCGCGCCCGATGTCATTGATTGTATATCAAAAAGGATAGTAGGATCATCAACAACAAAAGCCGTTGCAGGAGCTCCATTTAAAGTAACAGTATTCGCAGGCCAAAAAGGTGAAAATTGAGGAGTATTTGTTATATCTGTGTATTGGCATCCCATAAAAACGCCTGCGTTGGCTGTTCCAGTGGTATTCCCGATAACTATAAATCCGGCTGCTGTCTGTATAGGATCTCCTTGAAAGATGCTAGTCCCATATCCAGAAGCAATTGAATAAGTATTTGTTTGTCCGTTCCAGGCTGCCCCTGTATTCGTCATCCGAGGTTGCAAACCAAAAGGCGCATTAGTTCCATAAGCCATGTATAGTTATCCTATATCTTTTTATTGTTATTCTTCTTTTTTGATATTTAGGATTACATCGAGAACCTGAAGGCAGGTTAGAAGTGGCTGCCCCACTTTTAGCTTTCGCTCGACAATTTTTAAGTCGTTGCCCAGACTTTGTCTCTAATATTGTAGATATTATCTACTGTAACTTGACTTTATTGATAATGCAAATTATTTCTGTAAAACATTTATGATTATTTTAATAAAAAATAACCATAGTTATAAAAGCATCAGCAGGTGGGGTTTGTATAAAAACACGAAGAGATGTAGGAGTATTCGCACCCCATTGGGCAAAACGTGCAGCACCGCCTACCGTAATAACTGGAATATAGTCACTAGTTGGAAAAACATAAGAAAAATTAAATGTATAATCGCCTACCCCATTTTTTGTTACTGTTGCTATGTTTACAGAAGAAACTATAGTATTAAGAGTGCCATCGTATTTAACAGAAGCTCTTGGAATAGGGATCAAATTTCCTTGAACATTTATTGAATTACAAAGTACATTTGTCGCAGTTATATTTCCAACATTGAAAATATTCTGATTGTTCATGTTCAGATTTGCAGTGATAGAAACTCCACCTGTGCCATTAGGGACTATTCCAATAGAAGCATTAGCTGTAGAAGAAATAATATTTGCAGACAAAACAAGGCTTCCAACATTAATTGAAGAGGTGGCAGTCAGTGTACCTGAATTTAGAGATGTTAAACGTGTAAAATTACCAGCAGAATCAACAATAGGAGATGAAGCAAGATTTGTTCCTAAGACAATTGAACCTGTTCCATTGGGATTAAGTTGAATTCCTCCATTAACATTCGTTGCACTTAGAGCATTTCCGGCAAGTGTTAGATTTCCCCCTTGCATAGAAGTGGATGAAAAGGTTGTTACATTCGATATTGAATGAGTATTAGCGTCTAAATTGTTCGCTAATTGAATGGTGCCAGTTCCATTAGCAGCTAAGATAAGATTTTGATTCCCACTCGTTGTCGTGATGGTCTGACCAGAAATCTGTATATTTCCACTGGTTAATGACGTAATTCCCGTAAGAGATGTATTGAGTGAAATTGTTGGATTAGCGGCCACCCCATCTGGATTTGCAATGGATATATTGGTCCCCGCTACTAAAGAACGAGAAATCCATGTTCCTGGGGCTGTAACAACCTGAAAGCCTGTTGTAGAAATATTGGAAACCGCAACTAAGTTAGGAGATAAAGAAAAAGTAAAGGTGCCTGTAGTCGTTATAGGGCTTCCTGTAATAGTTAGACCAGCGGTGGCCGCTACAGCGGCAACAGAGGTCACAGTTGATCCCGCTCCCAATCCCCACGGAGTTATGGTCCACGTTCCTCCAATTGTCGTATTGTCAGTCAAATAAAAATAAAAAATTGTTTGAGCAGCAATCGCTGTTAAAACAGCGCCATTATTTTTTAACAAAGTAAAAGAATGAGTACCTGAAAGGTTGTTAAATAAAAATGATTGTCCCACAGAAACTTGATTTGCTGGTGGTAAAGTTAATGTAAAACCGCCAGCAGAAGGAAGAACATCCATAATTTGAGCTGTTGTAACTTGAGCAAGCAAACTATTAGGGTCAGGAAATTGAGTAGGCCAACTCAAAGTTGTATTAGCAGTTAATGTAATAAGGGTATAAGAAACATCTGCGGGTTGGACAACTGATCCCCCAAATACATTTACAAAGCTCATTTTGATAAATCCTGTTATTTTTATTTTTTTTTATTTTATCATATCAACTTAGTAAAACATAGTACAATAAAGAGTAGCATCTCGTCCTGTTGAGATAACAATATCAAAACTTTGATTATTTTGATTTTTTATATTTGCGATGTTTGGAGCGCCATTCGTGTCTAACGCTGTTGAAACATTGATTCCATAAAAAGGAGTTGGAGGGCGTACGATCCAATTAACCGTATAATTTCCAGGACTATTGCGATCAATCGTAGCATTTAATGCCTTATAAGTATCATCAGTGACAGGATTATAAATAATCCACCCTCTATAAATCGGCGATGAAACTGTTTGTGATGTAATAGTTATATCATTTGAATGTAATGTATTTGTAGATATATCATCTATATTAAAAAAATTATTATTATTTCCATCTAAATTTGAATGATAAACAACATTACCTTGTCCATTGGCATGCAAATCAATATCGCCATTATTATTAATGGCGATAATTGAATTATTAACAATTCTTAAATTTCCTGCTATAATTTCTGGTGTTTTTATACTTGAATTTACTGTTAGAACATTTGTAGTGGTATTTATGGAAAATAAATTTGTTGTACTAATGGAATTTACATTAGATATATTTCCATTATTAATAATGATGCCGCCAACAATAACTTGTCCGGTACCATTAGGGGCTATAATGATATCGCCATTAAGATTAACAGAACTTAATGTGTTCCCTTGAAGTTCTAAATTTCCGGCAGTGACTGAATTGAGGTTAAAAAGATTAGCCATTGAATCCAACGTAGGAGGATTCATAGCTTGATTACCTAAGATAATATTTCCCATTCCATTCGGAGACAAAATAATATTGCCATCCATATTTGTGGAATTTATAGTATTACCTTGAAATCCTAGATTTCCTGTGAGAACAGAGCCTGTTCCATTAGGAGTTAGAACAATATTTTCATTTGCATTTAAGGAGCTAATAACATTCGTTAAAACCTGAAGATCCGTACCAAAAATAATAGGATTTCCAGCAGATGGTAATAAACTTATCCCTCCCGCGGAGGGAACAAGATTTAAGCTACCTGAACTTGTGATATTATTACCACTAAAATCAATATTACTATTTACAAGGTCAAGCAAGACCCCACCTAAAGATAGAGTAACACTCCCACCAGGAGGTTCTATGATTGGATCTGGAACCGCTACTACGATTAATTCAGTAGGTTCTGCTGAAGTAAAAACAATAGGCATTTTATTCTATCTCTAACTTCTTTGGATCATCTTAATTTTTTGGAGAAACAAATGTCTTGTTTTCAAAAACTTTCATTGGCATTGTTGGTTCATTCATGAAATTTTCAAGACCAGGTAATGATTGCATATACATTTGATTGTTTTCATCTCTAGTCTCGGTTTCGATTTGACCGTATTCTTGATGACGTTCCATTAAAACCAATCCACCAGTTTCGATATATCCTTTTGTGTCTTCAGGATCAATTAAATCAGGATGACGATCAGCAGGCACGTACTCCCAACCTTTCCGACGGAGTTCAGGAATTCTTTGATGATCAATTTCTCCACGGAGACTTTTACGACCACGGAAATAATCTACCTCATCCGGCTTAGGATAGGAACCTAACTCCAGGGGATCATGATACGCCATTTTAAGCTTTCTTCTAATTTCACTATCACGCGTGTGAAGATTGCGAGATTCTTGAATTCTGTCTTTTCTATCTGAAGCCATTAGTAATTCCTCTTGTTTTTTGTTTTTCTAAATCACTTTTTTTAAATAAAATATAAGACTCCTCACTTACTCCTAAGTTTTTAGCCATTCGTTTTTCTTCTGCATCTAAAGTAATCGTTTCTTTTCTTGGAGGCGCTGCAACGGAACTTTTATTACGAACGGGCTCTACATATTGATTGGAACTTTTCATTTTCATTGGAGCTGGCGTTATAGAAGCTTGCTTGCCGTAAGTATCATTCACATAAGCATCAATTTTATTGAAATAAGCTTTGGTAAAGCGTTGATGATCTTTTCCTGTACGAGCTAAATGCTCATCTAATGAAGCAATATAATCATTAACATCCTCAAACACTTCTGGAATATGTTCTCGGCTATTTGGATCAAACCACGGATTGGCTTCAATCCAAGTCTCAGTTTCTTCATTTATTTCAACTGGTGGAGGCTCGTAATATTGTTGTTGATATTGTTGAGTTTCTTGTTGTTGATTATATTGTCTTATTGATTCTTGCGTTTTCCACGATTGAATATTTTTTAATTCTGCGACAGCTTCAGCTAATTCCTGATCTCTTTCGACAACCGATTCCATATCGCCAATTTCAAGAGCTTTAAGCTTTTCTTTCTTAGCTGTATCAATTCGCAACTGAACATTGTTATCATAGTGCGTCATTGCAGCTTGACTTGAATGATCCATATGTTGACGAAGTAATTGATTTTCTTCTTTTAGTTTTTGAGTTTCTGCCGCAAGTCGATGGCGTTCCCGTGTTAATTTTGAGAGCTTCTTTTTAGCAAGAATTTGTCTTTGCAATTCATCATCAATATCCAAAGATTTTGATTCTTCATGATGAACCTCTTGAAGAGGTTCATCTCCTTCAATTTCTTGAATATCTTCAATTGGAGTTTCTTCTGCAAGTGAAGGTCCTTCATTTAATTTTTCACTTTCAAGAAATTCTTCAACTTTATCCATTGATTTTTGTAGTTCGACATTTTCGTCAATCATTGAGAGTACCTATTCTTTAGTTACGTAAGTTGGATCAGAAATAACCCAGAAAATTTTATCATCGTTCACGACATGCATAAAAGTTCCACGGTAGAGAAGCTGAGTTCCTTCATGGCGTGGATACACCACAAAATCTCCTATTTTGCACCAGGGGCCTGTATGCTTAAATCGATCGCCTTGATAACAATCTGGCCCCATAGCTACTACGAGGCCAACACAAGTTTGGTAGCGTTCCATACTTTTCGCAGTGTCTGTTTTAAGAATTGATGAAACTATTTTTTTCCCAGATTTGTCATAAAAAACGCATTTGTTATCATCATCAGTCAGATGAAGTTTTAAAGTAATCTGATATCCACAGGTTCTAGGAGGCTCAAATCCTAGAGATTCAGTGATCAAATCTTTAGCTTTTTGTTCTTCGTGCGGTTCAATATAACTATGCGTAGATTCTCGAGTAGGCGATGTTTTTTGTTTTTTACTCATGATGCCCCCATCAAATTGAATTATTTATAATTTTCATTCATAATGATAGGGAATAAATTTAATAAATCAATCTATTTTGCTTAAACTTTTATTATAATTATTTATTGATATCTTTGTGATTTACAAGAGAATCATAGGTCATTTTTAAAAATTCTTCTGCTTCTTCAAGTCCTTTAATCTTACCGGAAATAGTACGGTAATCTTCTAGATTAAGAGCTTTATTAAGAATAGTATTCGCATAGATATTCCGTTGTTCTCTTAATCTTTGAAGAGTAAATTCAAGCAGCCTGTTAATCAAGTTTAATAACCCATTGGGGTTTTGCGATTAATAGGTTTGCCATTCTTATCGGCAACACCACGACGTTCTTTAGCCACTCCTCCAGCCGCCATTTTTACAGAACCTCCCTTTTTCTTATACTGACCATGAGAGGCATCCATAGCATTAGAAGGTCGTCTTATAAGCTTTCCTCCCTGTGCTTTTCTTTCGGGTGTTTCGCCCATCATTTCAGACTCATAATTAATATGAGGCGTTTTACGGGAAGGATGTTCACCAAGCATATCATGTTCATAGACTGAACCCCCCCGAGCTCTCTTAACATGCTTCTTTTCTGCACGGCCTCCCTTACGCATGCCGTCAGCTTCTCTAAAGTTTTCCACATTGAGACGCATATGCTTTGGAAGATGTAGGTTCGTTAAATGACCCCCGGCTTCATTGTCATCATCAGCGCGACCTCCATGAGACATATGCTTCTCAGTTCCCTTAACAGGGCCACCCTTTTTATAGAGGCGCATCTTTTCACGACTCGGAGTTGTCATGCTTGCTGGTTTGGTCATGGGAGTATTTGCAAATTCATCAGCAAGTAACTTATGAGCTTTTGCACGCATTGAGTCTTCGCCAGCATAGCCAGAAGCGAATCTCATATCTCCTTCAAGTTTTTTCATTACCATTTTATGGTGCCTTCTTTTTATTATTTATTGTTATTTTAGTAGTCTCTCGGTCGTATGACAGTGTTTACTTTAACATATTGGACTCCTTTGCCCCCAAACGCTTAACCCAATAACTTAAGTAGTTTACCATATGAATAATATAATATAAACGCATAAATCTAATAAATCGCAATCCTTTTTTTCTCTTACAACAATGAACTTCTAAATTCATTTGCAAATCAATATGTTTCATGTTCTATCCTCGTTCAAGTTTCATTTCTTCAAGTGTGAGCGCCGTTTCATTCTTCTCTTCGGCTAATTGCTTTTGTGTTTCCATCTTCTCTTTTTCAGTCTCAAATTGCAACTGGGCTTTGAAGGCTTCTGACTCAACCTTCTGAGTTGCAATCTTTTCTTTTGCAATCGTTTCCTCACGACGTTGTTGTATATCAGCCATCATTAACTGACTTGGATCGAGAGCTGGATTTTCTTGAGAAGCTTTTTGTTGCATTTCTTGTTCTGCAATTTGTGCAGACTTCATAGCGATATCATTTTGCACCTGTGGATCGCGGAGAGCCTCTTCAGGAGGCATTTGCATTCCCATCTTACTTTGCATCTGTACGAGGTAATCAAGGGCCCTGTGCTCGTAGATATGGTCCATCATGGTAGGTTCTGATTCGGGATTATTTTGAATGAACGCCATATGCGCAATAATGTGAGAAGAATGGTCTTGATAGATAGCAGCTTTTAAAGGTTTACCACGTAAAACATTCATATTCTCTGTTACGGGATCTAACGGTTCTGCTTCTTCTGGAGGAGGAAGTACTTCATTAAGATCTGCAATATTAAGAGCTTCCAGCATTCGTATCTGGACTTTTCTTTTATCATATAATTCAGGAGCTGTTTCTGAAATCCGAACCAAAGCTTCAGCACGTAAAATTCTCTGCGTAGGCGTTGTAAGATTTGGATCCGAAACAGGAACCATACGAATATTATCATTAAAATCTTCTCGACTAATTTTAACTTCTTTACCAGGGAGATTAAAGGTATGAGCGCTATCGGGAAGATATTTACCAAAGAAACTATAAAGTAATCCTAATTCATTGGTTAATGAAACATGTAAGGATCGGAAAATAGAAGATTGCACTTTATTAGCCACTTCTAAGATAGCTAATGTGGTGCCAACTGGTGCATTCTTATTGTTTTCCGCAATTTGAGTTTCTGAAGTTGAAGCTAATGTTTGCGTTTGTTCAATGAGTTCATTTCTTAATTCTTTTAAAACAGCTGAAGGTTCTTGATAAGGCATCGGCATAACCGAATCTCTTATGGGCAATCCACCTGTCTCCACATCCAAGAACTCACTTGGCCCAATTGCTTTATCATTATTTTCAATTCGAAGACCCTTGACCTTTAAGCCGCCTGGGAAGTTTCTTAAAGTACCAGCGTCAATCAACTGTCTAAGAATTGATGTTAATGCTACTTCATTAGATCCAATAAGCTGAGCCAAGCCCATACCATAAAGTCCAAAACCTGGGAGATAATTATACTGTACAAAGCATTCTTTACGCTTACAAAATTCATCATCTTCATGCCAATTGCGACGAATAGATAGTACTTTTCGCGAAGTTCCACAGATGGTTACAATGTAGGGAAGAGGAATATCTAGCTTTTCTGATTTTCTTTCAAATGAATCTAAATTATCAAAAACCCAATCCGTATGAACCTCATAAATATCGAACAAATCCTTGTTTTCATATACAGAAGTATTGACACCTTCAATATTTTGAATTGTTTTTTTTGTCTCGGAATCTTGTTCTAAATCATCGTTAACATCAGGTAAATCAACATCTCGATAATAGTCATTAAGTTGTCTAATCTTGATATCATGCTTTGTAAGATGAAGAACATGCGTTAGTCGTGTTGAACTAAGAATGCTTACGCAGTTATTGTTGACAATAAAATCAGGAGGATTAATAAAGCGAGCTATTGGCTTATTTGTTGAGGGATCTTGAGAAACTTTCCTAAATACACATCCAATAATTCCCAAATACATTAAGAGTCGTTCTGAATCTGGGTAATAATCCTTATCTTCTTGTGTTAGATAGCAATTAAGCCATTCCTTAATACGATTGCCCTGCTCCTCGAGAGTTTCAGTCTTTTCACCCCATATTTCATAGTTTGAGGGCCCTTGATTGGGAAAAAGTTCTGCTCGCGCCATAGAATAGAAGCGTAGCAACGCTGTTGACATTGTTGTATCAAAAGCACGACAAGCCGTCATAAAAGGAACATCTTTAAAATCTTCAAGTTTAAAGCCAAGATAACGAATACCCTTTAAATAAGCTTGCTCCCACTCAGTTCTTGATTCTTTGTCTTCATCAATGGCCTCCAGAAGAGTAGCTGCCATTCCATTTAACTCAGTTTCTGGAAGTTTTTCCGCAAGATTTTCATAGAAAGCCGGATCTTCACTGATTTCTTCTTCGGTTTCGTCTTCCCCATTATGAATCTCATAAACACTTGATCCATCAGGTAAGTCTTCAACTTTTACGATATTTTGATTCTCATCCATTGATAATGGATGAGATCCCATAGAGGGTTCTGAACCTTGAAGTTCACTATAAATTTCTGATTGGCGCATTATTATTTTTCTTTTGTCCAAACAATAGATACAGAGCTGAATTCATAATTCATCTCAGTAATGACAAAATACTATCAGTTCATTTGATAAATATCCATATAAATAATTTTAATCAAAATGTTGTTTTGATGTTGACTTATCTTAAAACCATATCTATACAATAAAGAAACAAAATAGGAGCTTGTAATGATTGAAACCTATGCAAATTTAATTCAATTAACAGAAGAAACTTCCAGAATTGCTTTAAAATCTCTCGATGTTCAACTTAAAAAACAAAATATCAATGATACAAATAGTAAGGAATGCCTTATATTGTATAAAATTGAAAACACAAAAATGAACAATGTATCTTTCAAATACATAAAAGAATCAATTTTTGTTGGCACTAATCCATCCTATATTATTAAAAAAATGACAGACAATGGATACATTTGTCAGATTATAAATAATCATGATAGTCGGCAATTAAACCTTGGATTAACACCAAAAGGCAAAGAACTCTATAAAAAAATTAGTGAATTTATGGAAAAAGATCTTCAACTTTTAAATGAAAATGATCTTTCAACAGAACTTCTTAATAATTACCATAATTTTTCCAAAAAATTCAAAAATATTCTATTTAATAAGATATCAAATGAAATGATTGTTGTGTAAAATATATTAATTGTTTTCACAATAGGAGGAACCCATGACGACAAAAGTTTCATCTTCAAAGCCAAGAAAAGTAATGAGTGGCCTAGAGAAGATAAAAGTAATTGTTTCAAAATATAAAGATCAATTATGTGTGATTGCCTATTCAGAAAAAGATGATTATTATCTTATTGCAAAAAAACAAATTTTTACTGTTCATACATTAAATGAAAACTCCGTCTTCATGCCTCATGAAAAAAAGGAAGATAAGGAGATCCCCCTATTATTTCTTCTAACTTTTGGTAATTGCAAGAAAAAAATATCTTTACTATCAAATATAAAGCTATTGAAAAATGTAAAAATCGTAATATTACCTAAAAAAATAGATGAAATTGAACATGAACTCCTTAAATTGAGTTATTAAATGAAATTTAAAATCATTATGTTGGGATGGGTATTCTTAACAGTCTACTGTGCAAGTTATCTTTTTCTAGATTTAGGATACCATGAAGGCCCATGGGTTGGGGCTATCAAAACATTCCTATTTTGTTTTATAACTATGCATATAGTTCTTGCCTTTATTAACAAAATCAATAGTATTGATGAATGAAAAAGAAAAAAACACAATCTAATGAAATTTTTCAAGCTGATGATATTCTGAGATCATTTTGTGAATCAGAAATTGACTTGTGCACCAAAGTCGATATGGATACTTTTCAAGTCGCTATTGGTATTGAAATGGGAATTGCATATATTAATGATCAAATTCAAAAATTAAAGTTAGAAAAAAAATTCTCGTCTGATGAAAGTCAGAATATTTATGAGAATTTTGCAGTTATTTCCAAGAAGATAGCTGCTATGGCTCGCAATATGATTAATCTTAAATCAGAACATCGTATGCAGGAAATTGGACTTCAAATTGTGCAACACAATGCCTTATCACCCTTATTTGCTATGAAGGTAACGTCTATGATGATTGAAGAGAAGTCAAGTTTTATTCATTGAGAAGAATCTCTTTAAATTGGCTACAAAAATTTTAAAGAAACAAATGGATTTTCCATTTCTTGAGTCATTTGATTTAAAATATTTATTATTCTTTTTTTGTGCCAATCTATAGCTTCTATAGCGAATAGCTCATTTAAAAAGTATTTATTATCATTTAAACAGTATTGATATTCATCAATATAATCTTTTAGAAAAGATGCATGTTTAATTAAAAACGAAACCGATTCTTGATTTATTTCTCTTGCTATACTTTCTTTGGTAGAAAGTGATCCTATATGGTTAATTCGTTCCTTTAAATCTGTTTGTATTTTTTTAAGAAGGTTTATTTCCTCAGTGGTATCAGGCAGAGTTGACTTCACCTCTATAAAAACTTTTGTTTCTTCTTTTTTCATTCTTTATCTCCATATCTCATAATAAGTAGCCAAGGTAGTATCATAATAAAGAATAATATACTTAAAAAAATGTATGCATCAGGATCCATGGATTAGTTTCTTTTTCTTATTAAGGCAGACTTTTCCATGCACTCATATATGTAATGATATGCAGTCCCCAAACTAATCATATCGGAAAAAATTTGATTTTCTATACTATTAATATATTCTTCATCATTATTAAATTGATCAATTCTGTTTTTGCTAAATATAAGCAACACATCATCTTGATCAATCCTAACTGAGGGGTAATTACTATCAGCAGTAGCAAATCCATTTTCTGGATCAAAATTACATAACACAAGATCACATGGGGCAATCCAATTGTCTTCTTTAGTGCAATTTAAACAAAAATACATTATTGAATCTACTCTGCCAATTGCTTTATGCTTTCCATCTTTACTCTTGTAGGCTCTTTTTATTTGTATTCCTATAGTCATTTAGTTATCCATATAGCTTCTGTGTGATTCGTCGGGATGTATCTTGTCGATCATCATCATCGGCATGAGATACCCATCCACTTGATTTTAATCTTAGTAAAGTTTGAGTCATAGTGTCAACCAAATCTCGGGAATCTCCATTGGGGAACATAGCGCAATTCTCAATGAGAGTATCGGCAAAACCAGTGAGTCTTTTGCAATCAGGCGCTTGTGTTGGTACCCATACGCGGCCTGTTTCAATGAGAGAAGATGCCACTCTCACTCTCGCTAACTTATCCCCCCACCGGTTAGGATTAAACCCAATAACAGGGATACCAGCATGATGCAGATCTTGGATGAGGGATGAACCAGAAACCTTTGCTTCAATCAATACTAAATCTGGTTTATGCAATCCTGTTGATTTAAAGGTATCTGAACCATTATCACGCCAATCATTGTAGAGACGTTTAGCCATCTTTCTTAATTCAGGATATTCCACCCTCCCACGCCATAAGCTCAAAAGCATGACATTTGGAATGTTATGATCATGGTAAAAGACTCCCCAGGTAGTACATGCGGAATAAGCATTCGTCTCACCTGTCTCAAGAGCTGTATCCCAAGATTGAATCGTATAGCGCATAGAGGGTAAGTCTGGTTGCTTCCAATGAGAGAACCAGTTCTTCTTAATGATGCCACCCTCTGTAGGAGCAGGCCATTGTTGAAGTTGACCAGAGATGTTATATTGAGAACCAAGTAAGATCTTAAGTTTCTTAAGTTCACTTTCTCCTATCTGTTCTGGCCATAACAGTTCACCTTCTTTTGTACGGGGATCTTGCCAAACTTTTCCATTAGTGGATGGTAACTTTACCGTTACAGCGCATCGAGCTGACTCATACTCCATGGGAAGAATAAGCTTAACCCATTCATCATCTGCATCATTCTGCATGATATGGCCAGAGATATCAGATTCATGAAGTCTCTGTTGTACCACCACTCGACAGCCAGTCTTTGCATTGTTCAATCGGGTAGACCAGACTTGATCCCACCAATCATTCGCACCTTCTCGTTTGACTTCAGACTCACCATCCTTAGCATTATTCGGATCATCGCAGACAAGGATGCTTCCCCCTTCTCCCGTAACAGCAGCACCCACGCTGGATGCAATACGATAACCATTGCAGGTGTTGTCGAATCGACCTTTTGTATTCTGATCCCCAACAAGACGAAAAAGATTGCCCCATCTCTCATGATACCAGGGGGATGTTAAGAGACGACGACATTTGACGGAATCTCGAAGAGATAAGCTTGCAGCATATGATGCGAATAAGAACTGTTCCTCAGGAGCATGAATCCATCGCCACGCTGGCCACATTACAGACACCAGGGAGCTCTTTGTACAGCGGGGTGGTATGTTGATAAGGAGATTACGTATTTGACGCTGTGAGACAGCTTCTAGGTGCTCACAGATAGCTTGTAGATGCCATCCATCAGTGAAGGGAGTTTTTCCTTCAATATGTACCCATGATTGCTTAATGAATTCATGTAGAGATTCCTTAGCTTTACCACGCGCTAATAAGTTCGCAATGATCTCACGTCTATCCATCGGATAGAAAAGCAATAACTTCAGAAGGAGGTTGTGCGAGCCAAATAGATGGTATCAAGTAAGAACTTGGGATGTCAGACGATGCAGTCAATCTACATTTATTATATGCTTCTCTCATTGCTTCGATACCCCATTGAATTCCACGATCAAGACATTCAATGTATTCTTTTTTTAGTTCTTGTCCTTTTTTATTGCATTCATTTAATCCACCGTGACGACTCTCTTCAAAAACTAATAACGCGATTAGTGTAATTAAGCGTGCTTTTATCATCAATTGATCATCTTCGGAAACATCTTTAATATCGATCCATTTTATCATGAGTTCATCCATCGAGCTCAGTAAGCATCTGCTGAAGCTTCTCAGTGCTTAACTCGCCGCTGAATAACGCCTTCTCATTTGATTTGATAACTTCCTTTGACATACCGAGGTAATGGTGTCCTAGCCATTGTATGGCTACGAGATTCTTCTCGTGTACGGCTTTCTCCCAAATAATATTCTTCAAGACACCAAGTCCACGCAGTCTTGATCTATCTAACTCTCGTTTGATTTCAGGATCTTCTTTGAGAACCAATTCAAATTCTTCAGGGGTGAGATTCGCAAAAGCAGCGATGCTGGCATTGTCTACCTGAGCATCGCCATAAGAAGAAATCTGCCATAAAAGATCTTGTCTCTTTTGTGCAGAAAGCATTATTATTCATCCATTACTTATAATTGTATGTTCAGTAATCTAAAATACATACATTTGATTAATAAGCAAATAGAGATAGATAGAGCTTTAATAAAATTATATTGTGATGATCAATCGGGATCAGATATCATATAGCCACGGCCTCGAGTGGTTTTGATGAAGCCGTTGCCAAGCGTGGATCTGAGTTTCTTACGGATGTAGCTGATCCACACATGCACAGTTCTAGTATAGGGTCTATCAACCTCATGGAGATAGATGTGATCTAAGATTTGATCTTCAGTAACATTTTTGTTTTTGTTGAGACATAAGAATTCTAAGATTTCATATTCCTTTACAGTTAGAGCAATGATCTTATCATCGACTAACACACGATAGCAGCTAGGCACGATGGTGAGTCTGCCTACATGGATTTGCTCGCCTAAATGACCGTGTCGGTGGCGAACAAGAAGTTTAACTCGTTCCACGAATTCAGCTAGATTGAAAGGGATTGACATACACTCGTCGGCACCAGATTGGAATGCCCTGACTTTGAGATCAGCATTGTTCATTCCACAGAGGAACATGATAGGAGTACGTACCTTTTGAGCTCGCATCTGCTTTAAGACTTGGAAACCATCACTGTCTGCAAGCATCCGTCCCATAATAATGAGGTCATAGTCATAGATCTTTGCTAGCTCTAGACCTTCCTCACCCAAGGATGTAACCTCAATAGCGAACTCATTCTTAAGACGATTCTGGATAAGTTCTTTAGTATTCTCGTTAGTTTCTATTAGTAATATTTCCATGATTACTATACTTTATTATTTTTATGTAGTTTATACTATCATTGTTATTATCATATGGAAAGATTTATTTTATGTCCCAGTGGGCGCAACAGAGTTGTCATTCAATGGAGCCATAAAATCCGATTCCTCGGAAGAGGAAGAAGGATCCAGGATAACCATGTTTATAGCAGCCCAAAGGATTTTAAAAAGACTATGTCTATCTTCATCAGAAAAATATTCTAAAAGTGCGTTAACGTGATCCATCTCATCTTCTGTAAGTGTGTGGTGGAGGGGGGATAAATCCGTAGGTATGAACTCTATTGATTCTGGCTTCTTGAAGTCATTGATGTCTATGATGTTCATGTATGCTTTTCCTAATGATATCCAAGCCTTATACCATAGTTCACAGGAGAATGCAACCTCTGTAAGGTTGCATTCTTATAACGCAACTTATTGATTAAATTATATATTATATTGTGCCACACCGTACCAGATAACAGGTAGACAACAGAGTGTGCAAATACCTCCTCAAACGCAACACGCAACGTTTAAAACGTTTGACAAGTAATAATGAATTTTATATAATTAAACAGAAAAATATACACTTAAAAAACACTTATATAAATCCTTTTATACTCTCTATAATTATATAACAAGAGATATAGTGTGGAGAAGAAAATTTTGTGGGAAAGAGGAGGGGAGAAAGGGACCTCCCGCTAGCGTTTAAATCTAATCCTAAACACCACACAATCCAACAACCCATCTCTGAACGATCTTCTCCCTCTAAACTACCTAAACCTTCATGGATCTACACACTATTCTACACCCTATACACACAATCCAATCACTCTTATAATCTCTCAATCTATTCAACAAGTTGCACCACCACTCCACTTCCTTAGCGTGTGTATAATACCGTGTAAAAAATCAACTTTTTTTAAGCTTTTCACTCACCACTCCTCCAATCTTTCACAACTCACCCCTCTTTGACTCCTCAGACTAACATCCTTTCATGGCAAACCTCCTCCAATTACGCTAAAACCTCCATACATGGCCCGTGAAGGCACCTAAACACCATTCGGTCATATTCCTACCAACTTACCCCTTACATGCATTGTGTGGCGAGATATGGGGCTTCCAGACACACTTCACTTCCCTATTCCAAACTCAATCTACAACTTCACTCAGATTATGGCGTTTTTTTCTCGCGCGCGCGTTTTCTAATCCAATATAATACTATATAATTTAATATAAAGACTCATTTTCTTTAAGGAAAATGAGTCTATTACAATACAACATATATAGTTATATTATTAATTAACTAATATTAAGAGACCTATTTTCCTTAAAGAAAATAGGTCTCTTCTTATAATACATAAGATTATATATAGTAATCTACTCTTCTTATCTTTCTTTCTTATCTTTTCTAAAATGATATAAGAGTGTGTACCTTCTATGAGTTTTGTGTGTGAAATAAAGAAAAGGAGTTGTGAAGAGGAATAAGATTGAGGTAATGTGTGCCAATTGATCACAGCTACAACCCAGGAAGAATTAAATGTCAATTGATCCAAAAATCAACATTCCCACTAAAGAAATCACAACTATACTTGGAGATCATCACCAAAAATGGGAACCCTCTCATATAGCAGGAATGGTATTTGCTAGAATTACGGAAGATAAAGGGACAGAAGATGAGTCCTATGTTTTAATGTTAGAATTTTTAGTGTATGCAATTCATTTTGGAGTAGGTCAAATGCTACTTAATGCAAGAAATCAGCCATATGGAACAAATAGGTTTCAAAGAAAAATTTTTAAAAAAGCCAGAGAAATACTATTGAAACAATTAGATCAAACTTATAAATTATGGAACAATTATCCCTTACCTCTTCCAAAATATGTTGCGCACCGTATAAAGGATGTGCATTAGTGGGAAAAGGCAGAAGAGCCATGAATATGAAGTTTTGTTAAAACCCAAGAAAAAGGTCCTACTTATTATATAAATGGGGAGTTAGCTCATTAGCTAATTATAAAACATATTGAAACTCAACGAAAGGTACTTTTCCAAAATGACTGACCTACCAATCCCTGGCGAAGTAACACATAAAGAGATTCAAGAAAATGCTATAATAATGCTAAACTATATGATAGAAAAAATCAAGAAGGAGTTTGGAGATACTCAGGAAACACTCATTGTTATTCATGAATTAAGCAAAATGATACTATATGCTGATGTTAGGAATTTTATACTGGGTCATAAAATGACTGGAATGAGTGATGATAAATTGAGGGAGTATCTTAAAGGATGGGTTTCTTTTTATCACACAGCATTAGACAAAGCCATAGAAACAAGTTTTAAAGAATACAATGAAGTATATAGGGAAAAGAATTAAAGGAAGAAATGGAGTCACTATATGGGAATGTTTGACTACGTAACAGTATCTAAAAACGTTTTTAAGCCGAATGAATTGATAGATAAATATAATATAGATTTAGATTACATTCACTTTCAAACTAAAGATATTGAAGGTAAGATGTGTAGACACTTTAGAATTCAAAGAATTAATAATCAATTAGTATTATGTATCGAAATAACTAAAAAAAATGAAATCATAGATGAGAATTTTTTCATAAATGAACCACCAGGCCATAAAAACTATGGTTATTTTAATGAGTGTGATCTTCCTTTAACCGAAAGATTATATAAAAAATGCGACTCATCTGAAAAAAAAGTACAAATAAATGCAGATCTTATGTGGGATGACCACAAAGTGAAAATGATATGTTCAAATTATACAGAACCCACCACGGGAGAAATTTATATTAATTTTGCATTTAAAAAGGGAATTATTAGCCACATAAGAGGATTTATTGATATAGTGGATAGAGAGAAAGATATTCATGAACGATCTATAATAATTCCACGAGTCCATGATCTTGAATGGCTTGCTCCCTTTCAATATCTCTAATAATCGAAAATAACTTCCTTTCCTATTTTCACGCATGAAAAAAGACCCTCTTTGAAGAGGGTCTTTCCACTCAAATAACTCGGAGAAGTCATGAAAGGAGCCCGCTGGTTTTTTACGCCAGCGAACTATCATAAATATACATTATGTTGTTATATTGTCAATGAAATTTCTTTGATATTTTATATAAATAAGGTATCCTATTCCCCTTCATCCTATTTGTGTATGGAACGACAGATGCTTGCCAAAGAAACTCATGACCTTATCCAACAGCTCCATGCAGATGGTATGCCAAAGTTAAGAATTGCTAACCAATTAAATCTTACGCATAGAACAGTAGTTAAACATATTAAGAATCCCATTTGGAAGCCATATAAGCGTGCTAATATGGGAGCAGCAGACCATAAAAATAAGAAAGATAAACTGCCGCTATTAAAGTCTTTATCTGTTCGTGAGCTGTTGGATATGGACTTTAGAAAGAGAGAGCACGACCGTACTATTGCGGCTTATGAAGATCGGGAAGCCGAACTCTCCATTGCGGCTTATGAAGATCGCATGATGAAATCACGAACTGGATGCAGTTGATTTTTTCTATTTTTTCTCACTCTTTCCTATTTTTTCCCACAAATTATATTTTTGTTGACACTCATATTCTTCTCTATAATAATAAGCGTGACACTACCAACGTAGCGACGATGATAGTGCCACTAACCAAATAACCCCGACCAAAGGAGCTATATGGCTGACAACAGCATACACACCTTAGAAAAAAATCCAAGAGCAGAATTAGATTATACGGTTGATAAGTTTATAAATGGACTTATTACAGTGAAACAACCTAAGCACGGATTCCGTGCAGGATGTGATTCTATTTTTTTGGCAGCCTCTATTCAACCAGAACCAGAGACACGCGTTTTGGATGTAGGCGCAGGTGTTGGTGTGATATCTCTTGCATTAGCAAAACGATGTCCTGATGTAAAAATAGTGGCACTAGAGAATCACCCAGATCTTGTATC